TGTTGTTTTGCTCTGTCGGGCCGCGATACAGAAATTCGTAAATCATCCAATTCTCCAATTCGTTCCGTCAGAATAGACAGGTACGCCGTTTGCTCCACCCCCAGCAACAATCGACGCAAACGTGGTTGCGTTAGCATCAGATACAAAAGCCCGAGCGCCTGCTACCCCGGTAGGCAATGTTCCAACCGTGTAAACCCGGCAGCGAATAAGGGCGTTTGTGTCCGCAATTATATTGCCGTTTGCATAATAGGAAGACGCGTTAATTGTATCAGCGCCCATATCTCCGCTAGTTGCGTTTAGCGTCCAAAACCCACCTTGAAAATAAAACCGCGTTGTAGCGGCTGTTGTAGTGTTCAGAGTCGTTGTAATGCCGATCCGCGTCCCATTAGCCGTTAGCGTGTAAGTTTCTGTTGCCTCAAAGCTAAACCCGGCGCGGCTGCTTGAGGTGTAGGAAGTTCCATCATGGCCAAACGAAAAAAAGGCGCCTAATTGATCTCCCGACTGAACCGCCCCCGGAACGCCGCTCCCTGCGTCACGCGCTCGGCGCATGGCAAATATACTTCGCGTGTTAGTTGAGACTGTGTCAGCAAGAACTCGCGTTTGCGATCCGGTGCCAGCCCCGTTCAAATGCATAATCGCATCTGACGGAGGTGCTGGCGCAGCAAAAGACGCTGTGTTGATAGACAGAGAGCCGTTTTTGGCTGCTTTAAATCTGCTAGTTCCTGATTGTTGCAGGTCCATCAGAAGCGAGCCCGCTGCGGAGGCGGTGTCGGTCGCGTTCATCTTTACGGCCGTGAACGTGGTGCCTGCGGCGTTCCACGAATCGACCATGTTGAATATGCTTTGCGTGCTCATCGCTATCTACCTATCACAATCAAGCCATCACGGGTCTGAATGTACGAACCGTCGCGGGTAAGTATTTCCTGCTGCAGCGTCGTCCCGCCAGCAGTCTCCTGGACAAATCCACGCTTGAGCCACAAAAACAGAATGCTCACGGTTGAGCCACCAATGTTATTGAACGCGCCGCTGTCTGATTAACCGCGGCGCCCGCTGTTCCGGAACGGATCTTCAGAAACCGCGTTCCGACCCAATCCCCAATTCCAAGGGCGCTATAATAATCAGCGGACACCACCAGCGCGCGCTCCGTGGCCCCATCGTACAGATTGTAATAGGTCACGCCGTCCGGCGATGCCTGAAACGTCAGCGAGGCTGCGTCCCATGCGGATGGCATGACAATCGCCACGAGTTTGCGCCCGCCAAGATCCACAGCGCCGCTGAGGCTGGCTCCATTGGCGATCGTAGCCGTGTAAAGCTCAAGCGCTTGAGAGATGACGGGCGCACCCATATTACTTACCTTTCTTCATCGGCTTGCCCTTGGCGGGCATCTTCACGGCCGGCATAGCTTTTCCGCCTTTGGCAGGCTTCGCGCCGTAGGGTTTCATCGAAGGCATGCGTATCTCCTATGCTACGCGGTTGACAGTCAGAATAACCGACGGGGTCACAGGCCTCGCCGGGGTAGTCTGAGCGTCAATCTTCTGAATTGACACCTCAGCGTTAGGCGTCGACCACATCAACTCGACGTAATCGCTCGCGGTCATCCTCACATAAATGTTCCATGCAGCCACCTGCTGGCCTGCACCGCCCGCATGACTTTTGGGCACAGTGATCTGCGTGTTCGTATTGTCGACATTCGTTCCGTTTTTCGCCAGCCAGATCGAAATGTTTCGTTCCTGGCTGCCTGCGTTTTCAAGCTGCGCGCTGAACTGAATGTTGTACACGCCGGTGGCGCTGACCGTGATCTTAGTCGTGTCAACGATCGCTATGCCGTTGTTGTTGATCTCCGTGACCTCGAACTCCATCGGCGTGGCTTCGTTGGCCACAGCCGTCTGGTCAACCAGGCTTGAGAACGCGCCGAACCACTGCTGAACCAGATAGGTCTCGTACCCATCGGGCGCACGCAAACCAATGATGCGGGGGCTGTCGTCCGCCAGCAACCAGGGCCATGCTGTTCCCGATGCTCGCGCCATCTACAGCTCCGTGCCGCTTGGCGACTGATAGCCGCTGAACAGATTGATGATGTCGGTCGCCGCATTCTGCTCGTTCGTTTTGACGGTCCCCAGCTTCTGCGCGGCCGTTGCCTGGCGCTCAATGCTTTCCATTTGCGCGGCCTGCTGCTGCGCCTGCGCCCGCTGCTGGCGGACGATCGCCACGTTCTCGGAGCTGACAATCAGGTCCGGGTCAACGCCCAGCATATCGCCGTAGACGTCAGCCCACTTATCAGCGTCCAGCTTATCCAGGACTTCAGGCTTGATCTGCGCCAGCACGCCTATGTTGGCCACATACCGGTCGATCGAGTTGACGCCCACCGCCCTTTGGGCCTGCGCCAGCATGCTGACGAACTCAACGTCGAGGTCCATTCCCTGCAGTTCCTCGGGCGCAGGCGGAATCAACCCGGCCGCCAGCATCTTGGCAAAGGTCTCGTCTATGAGGGGGGACAACAGCTCGTTGTGTAGACGCTCGAGCACCGGGCCAAGCATCAGTAGCTTTTCCTCATGCCGCTCTGCGACCTCGGTAGCCGTCATGCGCGTGTTGTCGCTCGTCGCCAGCATGAGGAACAGGTCTGCGTAAAAGGCGGACCGGATACGCTCGCGGACATCCTGGATGTCCATCAGCAGGTGATCCAGGTTCAGGTTTACCGAGAACAGCGTCTGGACCGCATGCTGCGATCCTGGCGCGTCCACATACGTCACGCCGCCCGGCAGATAGTCGATGTCTCGCCCCTTCATGCCCGCAGGCACCTGCAGTGGCGGCTTGGTCATGTAGTCAATGCCGTTAGCCTTGCGCAGCTGTTCGTGCTGCAGCTGCTTGATGTCGCCGAGCGCTTCCATGCCCGGGCTTGAGCCGTACACATCCCCGCCCATCTTGTGCCACCGAGGGCAAAGAGCAGGAAAACGGTCGTGCCCGCCCTCGCGCAGCACCTTGTCCGGCCCTTCATCGCGGCCCGGCTCAAAGTAAATCGATTTCCAGGGCTTGTTCTTGCCATCGATCATGCGCGGATCCCGATCGACCCGTGGCTCAATGGCGTGGATCACGGGCACCCAGGCTTCCAGATTGCCCGATGTGTGCAGGGTTTGCACCGTGCGCGAACAATTCTCAAACCCGAACTCACTCACGAGTTCGCCGACCGTCTTTTCAAATTCCCGGTACAGCGTGTTGACCCGCCCCTTGTAATCTGCGGCCAGAGCGAACTCACCGGTCGGGCTGTTATAGTGGTGGATCACCTTATCAAAGCAATCCATCATGACGATCGACGACGTGCCAAACGCGCCCAGTTCTTCATAGACAGCGTGCAGCGCCAGATACGTATTGGATCGGGCAAAGACGTTAAGCATGCGCCGCTGCACGTCCGCCAGCCAGTCCTTGACCGGGCCGTAATCCATCAGCTCTTCGTCTGGGAGCGCCAGGCGGAACCACGGCCTGGCCGGCGAGGTCATGCCCGACATCATGCCGGCCGAGAGCACGCGCAGGCTGCGCGTTGCGGTATTGTCGAAGATTGCGTTGTGCTTCTTCGTGCCCTTGTTCCGATCGCTCCGGTAGAACCGCGCAGACCGTGGCAGCAGATAATCCGAGAGTTCGCGATAGTGCGAGATCCAGCTCGAGCGCTCCGTCTGGAGGCTGACCCACCGCTGCTGCAGCTGTGTCTTGAGCTTGGCGTCCATTACGATCCCAATACGTTTGTTCGACCCAGCATGCCGCCGGTGGCCGGGGCGCCGCCTACGCCGGTGAGATAGGTGCCGCCAATGCTGCCGCCGCCCGTTGCTCGGTTCTTTACCATCATGGCAGCCACATTAGGTTTTTTCTGGTTGGCTCGATTAAACTCACGCTCGCTCTGCGCCTGCGCCGCCTCAGCCTGGCGCGTTGCCATCGTTGCAGCCGTCTTTTGACGACGAGCCGCTTTCTGACCCGAGTACACCGTGTAACCCACGTTTGCTGCCAAAAGCGCCGTAATTCCCATCAGTGCATCACCGTCGTGTAAATGATATCCTGAACCTTATACCCCAACCGAGGGAGGATTGCGTCCAGGCTGGTGCCAGGCTTGGCATGCCACAGCATCATCTCAGCCCCGCGCTCCTTCGCCAGCCGCTCGGTCTCGCGCATCAGGCGCAGGCCTGTCGGGCCCTGCCTCTTATCCTTACGCACAAAGAGGACATCGTTCTGGCACATCATCAGGTCTGAATAGTGCAGGTTCTGACCGAAGATGTTGACGCTGTAGCCGATGATTTCCTCGCCCTCAAACGCGGCAAGGCTGAGCATTCTGCCCAGGTCTTCCAGCCGCAGGTATGTCTCAACATCCGGGCTCAAGATCATCAGATCCTTGTTGGTCGTCAGCTCTTCGCGATGATCCACCAAAAGCGACCATGCTTCGCCGATCCAGTCAGTAGCCTTTATCTCACGAATTTCAACCGCCATGCGAATACTTTCTTAAACCATCTCAAGCGGGTTGTATTCCTGGCCCTTGCGCCGGTCGGTATGAGCCTCGAAGAACAGCTCGCGTTCTGTCTTCCCGGCCACCGGCGCAGCAAAGGTCAGCGCCAGGGCGTCCCCGAGGTCAGGGCTTGGCAGGCCTCGAGCCTTGAGTTCGTCCTTGCTTTCCAAGACGCGCTTACCCACGCTGTTGAAACTGTAGGTCGGGGCGGCCAGATCCTGTTTCAGCGCCACATCATTTGGAATCGACCCGCCTATCTTGATCCAGTCTGACATGAGGGACCACATCTCGGCGCGCTTGTCCTTGTACGCTTCGTCCAGGGGTTTACCGCCGAACCAGACCTCGACCACGTTATGCCGGAGCTGCCGCAGGCGGTCGATCACCCCAGATCCATTGCCGGCATCGCAGAAGACCGCGTCCGGCGACCACTCGGCAATCTTGTTCGCCACCCTGGCCGCCAGCTCCATGTTGTCGACACCCCGCAGCACGATCGGGGGGAAGGCCACCAGCCCCTGCCGGGGGAAGATGACCGATCGATCGTCGCCAAACCGGGCGGGGTCGATGCCCAGAACACGCGGCGCATGGGCGTAGTCCGTGATCTTGTACCGCCGCTGGGAGGCGAACTGGACATCGCTCAGCGAGATCAGCTGATTGTCTCCGGCCGCCGAGAAATCGCACAAGTATTCACGGGCAAAGCTTGCTTCGTGCATATCTCGCTGCAGGCGTTCCACCTCTTTTGGCGGCAGGCTGTGAGTATCGAACACGGTGTAACGCGCGCTGTGCCAGTCACTCAGCTCCTGGGCCCGGAAGAACAGCTCGGAAAACAGATTGACGCCCGCCGGCGTGCCGATGAAAAGGGCCCATCCCATACGGTCTGAAAGTGCGGGCTGCACGATCTCTGTCCAGACCTCGGGCTTGATCTGCGCCACCTCATCGATCACCACGCCGTCCAGGCGCACCCCGCGCATGGCGTCCGGGTTGTCTCCGCCATAGACACGGATGGTGGCCCCGTTATGCCGGAACCGCACATACAATTCGCTTTCGTTGACCTCGACCGCCCCTCGATCATACAGGGGGCCGCAACGCTGCTTGAGGCGCGCCCACGCAATAGCCTTGGCCTGCTTCAGAAACGGGGCAATGTAAAAAAACAGGCCGAGATCCTTGTCAAACCGCGCGGCC